TGGCCGATTGCGTAAATGCTTGTTGAATCCGGCGTTATATCCCATGCGCTCACGGTCAAACTTGTGGCCGTGTTTGACAAGATTAATCTTGTTTGCCCCGTACCTCTCCCACCGACGACAGCGACGGCGTAATTCTGCAAAGCGCCCGTAACCCAAGATTGCCCCGTATCGTTTAAGATTGTTGATGTATTTGAACCAGTTGATGTGCTTTCGTATTGCCTATTATCAATAAGTAAATGATTTGCATATTCAGGCACAGCTGGCGATGAGTAATTTGCACCGAAATATTTTATATACTGACCGCATGTAAAAATGCGCCCCTTTGGACTTCCTGAAATTTGCTGCGATCCGACTGTCTCAATAGATAAAGTTTTGCCTATTCGATCACATCCGGTCAAAGTGCTGAACGCAGGGTAAAAAATCACATCCGAAATGACATCCGCGCCGGCTGCATTCCCATTTCCCTCAGAAGTTGGGAATGCGTAATAATCTCGCCACGTCCATCTATACGGCATATATCCAATTTTGCTTGCATCAGCATAGTCATTTGCTAATGTGCCGACTGTGAGCGTATTTGGCCCCGTATTTACAGCCGAAATATCGCATATTTCGCGTTCATTTGTTGGATCAATGATTTGGTATGCATCATTTGCGGTAAAAAGCGCCGCCGCACCTGTCTCAAGTAATGTTAAATCAACACTTGATCCAGACGATACCGCGCCGTCTAAAGTTGCTATAGGTAAATTGCCATTATATATCGGTTTGCCCAACTGAATAAAACAATGAGTAAAATTGAATTGGTCTATATCCCACGCAACACACGCAACGAAATCTTTGTTTGCCGATACATACAAATATTCGCCACCTGACTCTGATATGTTGATGTGATTCGTTGTCGATGATGATGACATCAAACATATACCGGAATGTGTTGATGAGTTCCAGTAGTGGTATAAATATAGATGTATATAATTTGCCGAAACAGAATGAGATACATAAACATAAGCGGGCATCTCGCTACCCGTTTCACCAAGTGATTTTAACACATAATAATCATTTGATCCTTGATCATCATGCAATGTCCAGCCAGCGGAAACCATCGTGTCTTTTATGGTTTCAAGCGCGGTATCAATATCAGATACTTTTGTGATTATTGATTCAATCGCCATTACGCATCCGCTAAACTCAATGAAACTGTTACTTTTAAAACATCGCCAATCGCACCAGTCATTGATGCGCTGAATTTATCTAAACAATATAAAACGCCACCGCCAGCGGTATCATCTTTTGTTTTTGCATCAGATCCACCACCAACCAACATGCCGCCGTAAACAGTACCTACCGCTGAAAAAGTAAATGTTGCTTTAGATAAAGTATTTGATGTTGCACCCGCACTGGGTGTTGCCACTGTCCATATTTTACGGTATAACTCGCTATAATCAGTAAATTCAGTACATCCAGGTGTTGCGTATGTCTCCGAACCATCAGCGGTGTAATCATCTGAAAACAAAGCAATATACCACACAAGAATTTGACTACCACGATTAAACATTGTTGACAACATTTTATTTAAGCCTTCAGTTGTCACATAATTTCTCGTCAATGATTCGTTAATTAAACAATCATCTCGATAATGTTCAACATGCCATATAGTTGATATATCAGCTTGTGAGATCATTGGCCACCTGAAATTCTAAATATAAATTTCCGTTATCGCATTCGTATGCCTTGATATACCCGGTAAAAACACCCTCGCGGCATGACATAATTATTTCAGTCTCATTATTGTATATCGTGGTGATCATTTCTTGATCTGTTTCGGTTACCCTGGCGTATATTTTCATAATCCTGTCAGTTTCGGAATTACCGAAATGTTGAAAAACAGCACTACCGTCAAGGGTAGGCGTAACCTTTAAGCGTGCTTGTTGTCGTGTCAACTTCGTATTCACATCTTCATTAAAATTAACGCTATTTGAGCTTGACGTAATTGTGTTTATTGAAATCATATTACATACCCAACAAAAATTCGCTTTGTTCTTCAGTCACGCGAAGTTGAACACGCTCTAAAATACGCCACATGAACGCTTCAAGCTCAGGCTCTAACCCATCTGCACTGATTTGTATTAATGAATCACCACTTTTTAATGCGTCTGTTTTTGCGTCAAGATACTTTGTTTGTGAATCAGTTAAATCTTTTTGCATTTGCAAAGCCTGCTCACGATAATCATTTTCTTTTTCTAATTGATCTTGAATCGCGTCAAACATATAAAGCCACGATCCGCTTGACGTGTCAATGTTGCCTATAGCACCCAACCCTGCGCTTATAACTTCGCCAGTATTTTTGAATGTCTCAGTGATCGAACTTGCTATCGCTTCAATCTGTTTTGCGCTTGCTTCAACTTCTGCGATATCGAGTTTAGCCTGCCATTCAACCGCATGTTGTATCGTGTCTGCTTGTGCGTTTATGCGTGCGATTTCTTTATCAATTTCGCCTTTTAATTTTATTTCAACTTGTTTTTCGGTAGGAATTTCTTCGAGGTTTTTAGTGGCTTCTTTGTCCCCCTGAACCTCAATCGGTACATAGTGAACATTACCTAATTCATCTGTATATTCAAGTAAACTCTCAAGGGGCGCGGTTATTTCTTCACCCATTTCATTGATATACGTACCGAAATCTTGTATATCTTGCTTTGTCGCTTCTAAACGTTGTCGATCCAACTCTAATTTGATTTTTTCGGGGATCGTTACTTTTTTGATCTCACCGCCAAGACCCTTAACCGCATCAGTATATTTATCCATACCGGATACGAGATCTGTATATTGTCGTAATTCTTCTTTGTTTTTTTCAATAATGCCTTGTTTAATGATTTCAACATCAGAGTCTAAATTGTTTAGACTCTCCCGCATTTCATTATATTCTTTGTAACCTTTTACTATTGTTGCGATTCCAGCAGCAGCAGCAATAGCTGGCGCAGAAATGCCACCAATTGCAAACCCAATACCGCCCATCAATGTTGATATAGGTCCAGCAGCCAGAACTAAGGCACTAAACGAGCCAACTATGGTTTGTGTTGACTTGTCTAAATCATTAAACCATTTGATCACATCAACAACAGCCGTTATAAACGGGGCAAACGCATCAGCAGCGCCTTTAGTAACGTTTAACACAGTCGTGACAGTGTCAACAACCTCTTGCACCATAGCCGTTATGCCATCAACGGTGCTTAAATCAAATTCGTTTGCTTGAAATATTGCGTTTACTGATTCAAACAAATCCTCAAAGGTATTTTCAAGTTCACCAAAATCAACATTGCTGATTGCTTCAGGTAATAAATTGGCTATGTTTTCAAACATTGTGCCTAATTTAGCCCGTAAACCATCCCATAAAGACAAGTCACTGAACTGCGTAACTATTGTATTCCACGCACTTTGGGCTTGACGTGCAAATGATTCATAATCCATTGAATCAAGCGATTGTTGCAAGTCTTTAACTGATTTACCAGCGGTAGTTAATCCCACCGCTGCTTTGCGCCCTAAATCCTCCCATTGCGTGCCAAATAAAGCAACACCAAGGCGGGCTTGTTCATTTGTGTCATCAACTTGACTGATTTTTTGTATAATTTTGTCAAAAGAATCCGTAACAGTTAAATTGCCACTGCCTAAATCATTTTCAAGTTGCCTGTAATCAATACCTATTCCGGTTAGCGCATCTCGGGTTGTCTTGCTTCCGTCTTGAATCCTGATCCCGAATTCTTTGAAAGCATCAGCGGCTTTATCAGTTCCAAGCATCCCATCTTGCAAACCGGATTTCATCAAATTAAAAAACTGGCCAGCAGTAGCACCGCCATTTGCAAATTGTGTTGAATATTCAGTGATTGAGTCAACAAAATCCCCTGAAGCGTTTAAGCCGTCTTGCATACCAGAAACGACAAAACCCATTGCTTCATCAGACGTTATTCCGAATTGTGTCATTAAAGTATTAACAGCAGCAAGTGTTTCTGTAGTCTCAAGCCCGAAAACATCTTTAATTTTAAGTGCTTGCTCGGTGACTTTGCCTATATCAACAGATGCATTATCACCAAGGCGTTTTTGTGCATCAGTAACAAGTTCGAACGCTTCAGCCATGTCCGAAACATAACCGCCCTGATAAACATCCAGTGCGATGTCTTTAAACTTTTTCGCTTCTTCATTCGGTAATCCAAGTGACGCCTGCATTCTCGATGCCGAATTGTCAAGCTCATTTGCAGCAGCAACGCCAGCAGTGGCAATACCAGCAATTGCGGCATCTAACAAAGCAACATATCCGGCGGCATCTTTAAACGCTGCCCCGAAATCAGGTAAATCTTTGTTTGTTTTTTCAACGTTTTTTGCGAACTTAGATACACGTTTATCAAGAGCATCAAGTTTGCCGGATAATTGATCCTTTGCGCCAAAAATTATGTCTATGCGTTTTTCAGTTTGAGCCATGCTGCATTTCTAACATTTCGTAATATTTAACCCAAAGATTGCATTCAACGTTTGATAATGTATCATACGGTAAAAGATCTGGAATCATTTCGTATAACGGTTTGCCTGATTTGTTACACAAAGCAAGAGCAGCCCGCACGCGCGGATTGCCCCATAAAATCTCTACTCCCCCAGGCAAGCGCCAAGCCCCGTTATTTGCAAAATTTTGTTTGTTATATCATAAAAATCAACTGGAAAATTTGACGCAAATTTAACCGCACGCCTTTGATCAAATAAATTGCCTTTAACACCAAATTGAAGCAACTTCAAACGCTTTGAATAATCAGCCGGCGTTGCTTTAGATGAAATGCCAGCAGCATCAAGAATTGCATCAATTTTTTCTCGTGGTGCCTCACTAAACAAACGCCCAACAATTTCAGCCAAATCTTTTGATTTATCGGCGGCTTCGTTTGCTATAGCAACCTCAGGGGCCGTTAAATTTTGTATAACAATTACAGGCTTTTGTTCATCAGGGAAAAACGGCGCAAGTTCAGGAACTTCAATTTCCCTCTCACGCCGTTTGAATTTTGCGTTATCGAACTTGTCTACATCCATTAACTGTTAAATTCCGCTGATTCAACTTCACTTGATATTGTACATTGAGCCTGTATTTGATCACTTGCCGGAAATCGCCTTGAAATACCGATATATCCTTGACTTAAAATGTATGGATCAAGATCCTCATCAGGATAAAACTTTACTGTCAAAATTTCATCTTTATCAAGCAAAAGTTGATCTGTTACACCATCACTAAACATTGCAGTAAAGCTACCTTGCCCCAATGTTTCGGTGACACTGCCAACTGTCCCACGATAAATTTGAGTAGATGAAACAGATTGCGAATTTTCACAAGGCACAAAATCAGTACATCTTGATAACTCGGTGAATGAAGGCGTATAATACTGAATATACACCTTCTTTGCAATCGGTCCCGTATGAATAGCAGGCATTGCCGCTGCCATTTTTACATGCGCGTAAGTTTCAGCGGATACGCTCGCTTTGTTACCCTTGCCAATGTTGTTCGATGTCCATGTTGGGTAGTCATACCGCTCAACATGTGTGCCTACAACTTGAAATATTTCACTTGCGGCAATAACGCCCGCTGCTTGTGTCACAACTCGAACCTGGCCGATTTCAACGCTGTCAACGGGGATTAACGGCGCTTGACCTGCACCACCCCTGCCGGTATCATCAAAGGCGGTTGTTGCACTATCAGTACCCGCAATTACCGCGATAACTCCGGCATCAGTCATCGTAATGCTGTTTACTTTGGCAACATCGCCAGCAGGTCTTGTTATTGTGTCAGTCGTTGCGCCCACCTCATGTAGCGTGCCCTCACTGTAAGCCGTAAAAGCCGCAATCGTAACTGTATCATTGCTTGCATGTGTAGATAAAACGTTTCGCCCACTGACCATTCCGTTTGGCCTGATAACCGGTTTATAAACATCTTTGCCCGACCATACATTATCACTTGTCGTATGATAAATATGATCACCACTATCAGTCATAGCAGTGTAAGTCGTCAGCGTTTGCGCTGATTCAACCTGTAATTTTGCATTTTTTGCTGTAGCCATTTAAATAACCTCACCGACTATATGGATTGTCATTTTTAAAATAATATTGTATCTCTAAATCAACATGAACGCCAATTATTCTTGTGCCATCCGGCGGGTATGATTCAACCCCACCACCAACATACAAAAGATTGTCGGAATAACCGCCGGTAGGATCACTTTTTGTTAAGGCATACATTAAATCGCCTAATATTTTCTCGCTCTCAACACTTGCATTATTGCCGGTAAACGTTTGAAATGCCTCAATTTTTATAGGCATAGTTGCGTGTATTTCGCCATACTTATAATCAATCTGTTCATCCATCATTGGCCATAAATTTGCACAAGGCAATTCAGACGCATCATCAATAGCTTGTCTACATCGAAACACGTTCAACCCAATTTCACTATTGTAGCCATTGACAATCCTGATTTGTTCAAGTCGATCAACTATTGACGATATAATTTTTTCTCTTATCGTTTGCGCCATTACGACCTCTTAACGATCATCTTGACAAAAAATCCGTCATTTTCAATCACGCTATCAACAATGTATGTATAAGCATCTGTTTCAAATGTTTCATTTTTATCAGGCTCTTTCCCTGTATCATTAAGTAAACATTCGAGCGTATCAACTTTAACCCATGCTTGACCGGTAAAGTTTTCGGTTTGCATCTCAACATTGCGCTGTATATTTACCGTTAAATCAACCGGATCGCCAGCTGATGGCGTATAAGTGGCGCTAACGCCAATCATAGTCATTAGGCCACACGCCATATCGTCAAAGATACTCATAATTATGCCGTAATGTTGCTTAAGATATAACCAGCACCAGCGAATACAAAGTATTCACCAACATAATGTCTCACTCGATAAACATTTGATCTTGTTTGTTCTTCGCGGTATTGCTCGGTGATCACATTTGAAGGGCTGTCTTGTGTCCATAGAAACGTCCTGCCAAGGATCGGCTCACGCAAATCATTTCTTGTTGACATTCTGAACAACAAGACATACTCATCATCCCAAATGTCTCCCAAAGTATAAGATTTACCTTTTTTTGTGGTATCGTATATCGCATTACCAACAAAAACTTTATCCAATCCAAGATATTGCGCTACGGTTGCTTTTTGCGCTTCATAATTGCTCATTAAATGAGGCGTTGTATATTGCAAGTAATCTTTTAATTCTTTGCAAATCAACAAATTCTTAAAAACTTTTTTACTCATTACAGCAGCATTCGGCTCAATACCAGTTGCAAGTCGCAATGCCTCAACTGCTCCCTGGACATCACTGCGGGGGGTAGCGGTAGCAACGGTTGACCATTCAGTTGAAACCGCAGCAGTATTTGTTATGTTTGACGTATTAAACAACATATCAGCAATACGTTTTTCTTGTGTTCTTAACAAAACATCAGTCGCACGCATAACAGCCATTTCCTCTGAATCAAAAAAACGAGAATACAAACGTGCTTCTGAATCGTCAACCGGCTCCTCACGTCCATATTCTTTACAACTGTATGTTGCGCTTTCAAATTCCCAATCATCACGGCTATATGCCCCACGTGCTGATCGTTCAATGTTATCCGGTAATTTGATCAATGATTCGATCGGAATGACCGGATAATCGGCACTTTGTTCACTCACTGAAAATATCGGTAATAATTGTGTCCCAACAAATCCACGCTCTGATGCGCTCATCATATATTCAAAGGCTATCGCCCCCAAATCAGGACGTTGAATTGTTGTTGCGCTTGTAGGTCTTGCCATTATATTAATCTCCTATGTGTTTATTTAAGCAGTCAAAGTTGTTCCAGTGTATTCAATCCACGCAGATGCGTTCACGTAAAGATCGTCAGTGCTGTGCGCCGCGGGGGTCAATTCAATCGACAAGGTTTGCGCTCCTGCCGGTATATCAGCAGCAGCAATCGTTATAGTATATTCGGCCCATGACGTGCCAGTGACAGCTGCGGATGCATCTTCAACTTTTGTGTCGCCCTCGTTAAAATACGCATCTGATGCAATCGCAGGCGTATCGTTTGTTGCTTCCATAGCTGCTCTAAAATGTAAAACCAAATCAGAAGAGGTGTCCAAATCGGGCGGCAAAGCTACTGATCCTATGATCGCTTCCTCATCGGCTTCAGCAGTCCAAGTCAGGATCAAGCACCCGTCCGTATCGCCATTTGCACATGTTAATTTAGGCGTACTATCTGATGCTAAAAGACCACCATGAGCGGCAAGATTTTGAATATCATTTGAAGAAACTTCACGAAATGTATGCAACGCAACGGGGATAAACTTTTGGGCCGATTGAATGTGCTGATAGATCTCAGCAAGCGCAGCCTCAACCGTAGCCTCAGAAGTAAATCCGCCAGAATCCGCAATTGTCGTGCCAGCAGCAGTCGTCGGTTTTCTGTTATCTATAGCAACTTCAATGTGTGCATTATCAACACCAGCCTCAAGCGCTATACCGACAACTGAACCGCTGGATGCATCAGAAACAATGCCATCGTTTGCGGCATAAAGCGACGTACCTCTTGATATTGCTGAATCTACGAGACATTCAATCTCAAACGTACCCTCGGAATTGAGCATTTTAACAGTAGCTTGCCCGCCATCGGCCACATAATATAAGTTAACACCAATAGCGTCTTCGCCTGCATCAGCATACACAACTTCAGGGGGGGATGTGGTTGTTGCCGCTTCAATTTTTACAAGTCTTTTTGCTTCTAAGGCCTCACCAGCCGTAAAAGTCTTTGTTCCTTCGTTCCAAGCCATTATGTTTTCTCCTTATAAACTATTTAAATATTCAGAATGTAATTCAGGCATTGTTTTTGCGATGTGGCTTATTGCTTTGGCATAAGACACATTTTCATTTTGCTGATATTTCGAAACTTCAGATAAAAAATCTTTTTTTTGTTCATCGTTTGATACACCAACATTTTCCGCACCAGTTTTTTTTATCTCTTCAAGCATTTCAGCTTTGAAATCATCTGCTTTTTTATCCTGCGAATTATCATAAATCGCTGCCACAGATTCAAACTGTTTAGGAGATATGCCGGAATTGTATAAATCAATAAACTTATCGGCATGCTCTTTGCCGATAAACAGGCTAAGCAAACTAAAAATGCTTTCTTTCTGGCTATTCTTCACATCTTTTTCGTGTTCTTCAATTAAAGATGCATAATGTTCTTTTAAACCATCCATCGTTTTTATTTCGTCCATAATAATCTTCCTTACTTGTTTGTATGCGATATCAATGTTTCCGATTTCATCTATTAATCCAATATCTTTTGCTTGTTTGCCTATAAAAACACGGCCTTCTGCCATGTCATTTACCTTATCTATTGTCGTTTTTCTATTTTTAGCGATTGACTTTTTAAAATTATTATATGTAAAGTCAAGCCTTTGTTGGATTTCGGCCTTGACTTTATCTGTTAAAGGCTCATAAGGATTACCGCCAGCCTTGAACTCTCCCGCTTTAAAAACAGTGGTTGTTATCCCTTCACTTTCATTCATCTTGCTAAACTCTTGATGAACAGAAACAACACCAATTGAACCAATATCAGCGTTTTTTGATGCAACAATATAAGACGCTGCGCTCCCTATCCAATAAGCCGCACTGCACATCATACCATCACTAAAAGCCACAACTGGCTTGACTTTCGCAGCCCGTTTAATCGAATCAACAACACTGTCAATGCCAGAAACAACCCCACCTGGGGAGTCAATATTTAAAACAATGCCTTTTATGCCTGGATTTTCTGCTAAATCATCAAGTGTATCTGATATTGACTCATAAGATGTTGCGCCAATTATCGAGGTAAACCAATCATCAGTTTTAACGAGCGGACCACTTATTTTTATTTCAGCAATACCTTTTTTTTCTCTATATTTATTTGATGCAATCTGTTCTATTGCTTCAGTATTATTTTCAATCTGAAGCACAATTGCCTGAAGCGTTTCCGGTCTAACCGCCCAATATTGATCAAAACTCATTGCTATCATCTCTTTCGTCTTCTTTAACAAATGGCTGTTCATCCAAACCAAAGTTTTTGAGAAGTTCCTGTTCTTCTTTTATTTTCTCTACAATCGATTCAAAATTATCGCTTCCACCTTGCTCAGTGATGACTTGTGAACGTGTCTTAAGATTGTTTTGAATCGCTATAATATCAGCCTGCAATTCTTTGATGGGTTCAATTTGTCCTTTTGGTGGGCCGATCCATTTTGCATTAAAAAACGATTTCGGCATTTCATAATAATTAACGTCAAGTTTATCTCTTAAGAATGCTTCTTCTTGAATCATATCATGAACAGGTTGACAAAATGCCGTTCCAATATCCTCTCGATGCCTTTTAAATACACGCCATGCTTCTAACATCGCACTGCGATAGCTCGCATAATTCATCCCATCAAAATCACGATACAAAACAGGAAATGGTATGCCTAAGCCTTGCGCTATTGCTTTTTTGATTATCCTGGTAAAAGGATCAAACGTGCCCCCTGGCCTTGACGCGGATATAGGATGAGGTTTTTCACCCGGCGAGCCGTACATTATTTGCCCCGGTACCATTTCTTGATATCTTTGCTCATACGAACTATTATCAGATTTAAAACCATTGTCTGTTATCGTGGCCAAATTTTGCGCTTGTGTATAGGGGTCTGCGTTTGTCTCAATAAACATTGAGAATGCGGCGGTAACAACATTAGACATCAGTTCTGCATCTAAATAATCGGCAAAATCACGAAACAATTTCAGCATTGGTGACAGCATCGATATGCCGCGTACTTGCTCTGGATCATCAGGATTAAAATAATGTATTACTTTATATCTGTGACCTGATTTTCTGGTGATCCTATGAAAATTCTTTGAGCTGTCATCATAATCGCCGTTTTTCTTTACCCAATACGCAATTGGTTGATATTTTGCGTTGAACTCAACCCCATCACGGATTTTTTCATCATGAATCTTATCGGCCGGCGTTTTTACCCTCATAGGATGGATAACTTGACATGCTAACGAAAAAGGCCTTTCGTCATCATCAATCATGGGCAATAAAACAAAATATTCGCCGTATTTAACCAATGACTTTTCAAGCAAAAACAATATTTGCGCAAAAGTTTTTTGCCCTTGCATATCGGAGAAATATTGCCATTCTTTGAAATTATCAAACATTTGTTTCTTGATAAGATCAATTTTCTCTTTGCTTAATCCTGATTTTTTTGAATCAATGGTATAATTTGGATTTAAACCGGTACCAATAACAGTTGATGCAAATGCCTCAATGACGCCATTTGCGTTTGGATCGGCATTGCAAATATCGATGACACGAGCGGAAATTGTTTCTCTTTCCCGTGCTGCGTCTGTATCATTAAATAAACGCTGAGGCACCCAATTTTGCAAGGCGCCAGCATGTCGTGCATTTGGCTTGCGGTATTGATAAAAAGATGATGATGACGTGATAGGAGCGCCCTTTGAATCATAAAGCACAGGGCTTTTAATAATCACGGCGTCTTATCCCTGCATTGATCGACAATCCTCGGCCCAAAGTCTCTGAGTTGTATCTTTTAAGCAACATTTTCTCCCTATCAGTTAGCGCTGATAAACTCGCATAAGTCAAACTTTTGCCATCTAAAGTAGCAGACTGGCCAGACATAACAAGACTAATTGCAGTCTGAACTTCTTCTAATTGTTCTGCGATTGTTTTTATAGCCATAAGTAAAAAAAGCCTTTCGTGATGATATTATAGCGTTTACCATCAAAAAAGGCTTTAATCAAATAAATTATGTAATTTATGTAAACTATGTAAAGTTTTTTGTGTTTTTCTCTATATATTTTTGTATGCTATACTCAAAAATTCGTATTGTTCGACCAACACGATGATGGCTTAGCTCACCATAATCAACTAATTTATATATCATTGTTCTTGAACAATGCAATTTTTTTGCCGCTTGCATTGGCGTATATGTTTTTTGTTCTATTATCTGCTTAACCATGATGGCCTTCCTGGTCTCCTTAATGGCTGCTTAGATGTAACCTTGTTTTGACTGATCGAATTATTTTGTTTATTTGTTAAAAACGCAAGCCCAATACGCAAAGCAGCTGCATAAGCATAAACCCAACAATCAAGCGCATCATTACGACGTCGTATTTTATGCCATTCCTGAACAGGGAATCCCTTGACAAACCTTTGTACATGCTTCTCAGCAGTTAGTTGCATAAAATACTCATCATGTATGCCTATATAAAAATGTACATATCCAGGGCCTTGTTTTGTTTGCATCAGTCTATTATATAATGTTGCCTTTGCCGTGTCCGATCCAATAGGCCACAAGTCAACACCTCCTGTTATTTTTTCCCCGCGCCATGTCAAATCTTGTTTACTTGGTTGAGATATAACAGGCCTTCCTGATTGCGCCATCCCTTTTAAAGCAAAAACAATAGGTTGCCTTTTACGGCAATAATTTCTGACAACCTGCGTTGTGTTCC